AGTACTTGATTTTGACCACATAAGAGATAAAAAATATAATGTTTCTAGAATGATTCATGATGGATTTTCATGGAAGGCAATAATGCGTGAGATAGAAAAATGTGAAGTTGTTTGTGCTAATTGTCATAGAATTAGGACACATGCTAGATTGACTTCTAAAATAGCTTAGGGTATAATTAATTTATGCCAACATATGAATATGATTGTATGTCTTGCGCTATTAGATATTCTAAAATAAGGGCAATATCGGATAGCGATCCAGGTTATTTTTGTGACACCTGTAATAAAAAATTAGTTCGTGTTTATTCTAATTTTTCAATACAATTTAATGGTTCTGGATTTTATAAAACTGATAATAGAAAGTAGATATATAAATACATTATGAAAAATACTATTGAGCAAAATGTGTTAGAAAAAGAATATGTGTTGAGAGCAATTGATCGCTGTGACCAGTGTAATGCACAGGCGTATGTGATGGTAAAAGGATCAACAGGAGATCTTATGTTTTGTGGGCATCATTATGAAAAAATAATGAATAATCCAGATGCATATACAAAAATGATGGCATTCATGCTTGAGATTATTGATGAACGTGATCGTCTTATAGAAAACAAAACTAAAGGAGAGTCTTATTCATGAAAACAGTTTATTATTTTACTGCTGACTGGTGCCAACCTTGCAAAAAAACAAGACCAATTGTTGAAGATTTAAATCGTGAGCAAACAACCGCTGGATTTCAAATTATAGATGTTGACGATAATAGTGATTTAGTAAAAACATTTGGTATACAGTCAGTTCCAACATTTATTTTATTTGATGGTGGTATAGAAAAAAATAGAATTATAGGTAGTCAAACTAGAGAAAGTTTAGAGAAGTTTATAAATGAGTGATATTAATCAGGAGATTATAGATAAGTTGATTCTTGACGGTGCCCTTCAAATTGCTGGGCTAGATTCTGAAACTGGCGATTTTCTTTACCAGTTTACCCCAAAATTAAAAGAGGTTATGCCTGCCTTGTATGATGAACATGTAACTCATGTCAATGGAGAACTTATGAGGCTTTGGGAAAAAGGATTTTTAAATATTAATTTTATGCAAGATAATCCCGTAGTCACTTTAACTGAAAAAGCCTTAGATACAGAAGAATTATCCAAACTGCCCAAAGAAGATAGGTGGGGCATAGAAGAAATTAAAAGGCTTTTTAAAAGCCAAGAACTCTGATATAATGGCATTATGCCATATCGTGTAGGTGCCAAAGGTTCATACGGTTGCTCAGGCTACCCAGCCGTAAAAGATGACGGCACAGTAATGGGTTGCCACACAACAAGAGGTGCTGCTGCACGTCAAATTTACGCTATTAATGTTAGCGAAGGTAATATTGGAAAAGCCATGGTCAAAGAAGGTGACATGGTTATGGCACCATATGAAGAAGGCGAAGTTCATGTTGGTCGTGTTGTTCATGTAATGACAGAAGGAATGCTAGGATTCCCTGGATCTGAATATTCTATTATGGCTTCCTCAGAAGAACCTGCTGTTCTAATTCAACTATTTGAAATGGAAGAAGGCGGTTTAGAAGAAACAGAATATTTTGTAGGACACAAAGCATCTGAGGTAATGGCAATGCCATCTCTTGAGTCTAATGTGGGTATGGATAAGTCATTACAAAATGCTCCATATCAAGATGCTGAAATGGACGATGAAAATGAAGCAGAAGAAATGGACAAAGAATATAAGGGTTGTGGATGTCCAACATGTAAAGAACTAAATGTTGATTGTCCAAACTGTCCAGTATGTCAAGCAGATATGAATAAAGCAAAAAAACCCAACTATGGTGAAATGATTAAGCCACGTCGTGGTGGATCAACTCCATCTAACCCAAGATTATATGCAAGAATTGTTCAAGAAGCAAAAGATAAGTTTGATGTGTATCCATCCGCTGTTGCTAACGGCTGGGTAGTACAAGAATATAAGCGTCGTGGAGGTACATATAAAATGTATAATGAAGATATGGATAAGCGTGAATTTTCAACTTCTTCTCGTGAGAGAATGGCAGAAGCTGGGACTGCAATGCCAGATGGCTCATTCCCAATCGCAAGCCGCTCTGATTTGATGAATGCAATTAGATCAGTAGGTCGTGCAAAAGACTATGGTGCTGCTCGTGCACATATTATTCGTCGTGCTCGTGCTCTTAATGCAATGGATATGCTTCCAGAAGATTGGCGTAACAAAGCAACAAAAGGAACAGGACAATGGTCTGGATCAATTTTTGATCTAAACCCATTTGTAAAATAATGTCATCTGGAAAATATAAAAGACATGATGGTTTTAATTCCATTCAAATAAAAGGTGGAAACATTGTTCGTCTTTGTAAAGATGGAACAGTCAAAGCAGTATTAGGAAAATATGGGGAGTATAAAAAAGATGCCAAGAATTAATATTGTACAACCTTCAGATATACATAAAGCAGAAACATACACTCCTACTTCAGGAATGAAAGCTGCTGCTCGTCGTGCACTACGATGGAAAGAAGAAGGGAAGGCGAAAGGCGCAGGAACTCCAGTTGGTTGGGGTCGTGCTACTGATATTGTGGCTGGTCGTGGATTATCTTTAGATACCGTAAAAAGAATGTATTCTTTTTTCTCACGTCATGAAGTTGACAAAAAGGGCAAAGACTTCTATAATAATAGTAATCCATCAAATGGGCGCATAATGTGGGATGCTTGGGGTGGAGATGCTGGATTTTCGTGGTCTCGTGCAATTGTAGAACGTGAAAAGAAAAAGGCAGAAAAAATTTGGGAAGGTAGCGCATTTAATCCAAAAAGGGGGTAGGAAATGGAAGATTTAAATAATGAAGAAATTAAACAATTACTTAATTTTTATAGACAGAAATCGTCTGATCTTGAATTTCAAGTTTTGCAATCACAAATTAAAATTAATAAATTAGTTGCAAATCAAATTGAGACAGAAGCAGCAACAAAAATAAAAAAAATAAAAAGTAATTCTTAGGAAATAAATTGGATTATTTTTTTGTATCAATATTGACAATTATTACTTCTTTTGCTATACTTAAAATAGTAAAAAAAAGTGAAAAAAAATCTTTAGATAAAATAATATATCGCCAAAGCGATATGCATAATATAATGAAAAATTTTTTTTCACGAAACATTTTTATGAATGAAAAGATTAGCCAAATGGAGACAAGATCTGAAAAAGATAAAGTAAGAATTGTTGCCATAGATAATATGGCATACTGGGTAGTAGATAATGTATTTTATACTACAGATATTATTAATAATATACCAGATATGTCAAATGCTAGGCCAATTGATACTTCAAATATGTCTAAGGATGATATTGACAAAATGCTTTTTATACTGGATAATTTAGGTAGGGGGAAAAATAATGAACGTGGTAGTTCAGGGAACTAATGACTTTGATGATTATAATGTATTCATTCGTGCTATGGGTGTAGCTATGTCTGGAATGAAAAATGATGATAAAGAGTTTAACATATATACCGTTGGTCCAACAAAAATTAATTCAATGACTTCCGAGTTCTGTAATCTATCTGAACGTGGTATGAGAGCTCGTGGAAAAAAAATTAAATATTATAAAGTTCCATCTCAATGGGTGTATGAAAATATGGAATATATAAATTATTTTGCTTTTTTATCAAAACCAAAACAAAATATATCAAAGTTGGCTGCTGAAGCAGAGTTAAAAAATATTGAATTAGGAATTTTTAAATATTAGGAGTAAAATGATTATTAAAAATTTAGAACAAATGGAAAAAATTGTTTCCAAAAATAATAACTTATCTTGGGTTGGATGGAATGTAGTTGATCGTAAAAGATCTGATGGTGCTAGAACTTCACCTGATGGCGTAAGAGTTAATGGGCTATGGTATCTTCAAAGAATTTACCCTGTAACTCGCCAAGGATGGGATATCCCGAATAAGTATAAAAGGTAAATATGAAGCAACACTTATGGAAAGACAAAGCCCTTTGTTTAAATTCAGATACTAATTTATTTTTTGATGTATACGAAGAAAAAATAGATACTAGAGAGTTTATTGATTCTCTTTGCCGTACTTGTCCCGTAGCAAAAAAATGTTTTGCAGTAGGAGTATCTGGAAAAGAGTGGGGTGTTTGGGGCGGTATATATTTGGAAAATGGAGAAATTTCTAAAGAATTTAATAGCCATAAAACTAAAAAAGATTGGTCATATACTTGGCAGTCTTTAACTATGGAATAATAAATGTATACAGATAAGATGCGTAGGGCATTTCATTCTATAATAGCTCCCAAAAATTTTGGAGTAACTCTTATTGACAATGAATCTTTTCTTACGATAAAATTAGATGAAAGATCATTTATTAATATGACTCATGATGAGAAGCTTTATGCTATAAAATATGTAGCAATGGTTAAAAAAGCTTTAGAGATGGAGGGTGCAATAGTGCTTGTAACAAGGGAGCCATTAAAGTAATGCAAACATTTTTAACATCAACTAATAGCCTTGAGTGTGCCCAAAATCTTGATAATAAAAGATTAAATAAGCAGATACTTGAAGGTTATCAGATTCTAAATGTATTATCTGGAAGATCTAAGACTGGAGGATGGCGTAATCATCCTGCTGTATTAATGTGGAAAGGCTACGAGCGTGGACTGTGGTCATATATTGAAAGCATGGTGCAGATAGCCAATCTTCGTGGCATTAAAACAGAAAACAATGTAAAGAATCTTAATGTCTTATATGAGCAATGTTGGGAAGATTGGGGTAATGATCATCCTGATTTTTGGCGGGACGATAATAAAGTAATGCGTATCATTACTACCCATCGTGCTAATTTATTTAAAAAAGATCCACTCTATTACGCAAGGTATCAATACGCAGTAGACAGTCCATACAATGCTCCATGCTGTCCAGATAGGAAAGAGCCATGTAAGTATTACTGGCCCACACACAACCAATGAGCATCTTTATATCTATAGCTAGTTATAGAGATCCAGAACTAGAAAGAACTATTCGTTCTGCTATTGATAATGCAGCAAATCCAAAAGATTTATATTTTGGTGTTGTATTACAAGAAATAGAAAAGTTTGAGCCAGATCTATCTTGGGTTCCAAATCTTTCATTAATAAAAATACATCCCAAATTTGCAAGAGGTGCCGGATTTGCTAGATCTCATGCCATGAGCTTATATAAAAATGAAGACTATTTTTTACAAATAGACTCTCATACTATGTTTGAGAAAAACTGGGATATTCTTTGTATAGAACAACTAAATAAAGCAAAAAGTATTTCTAATAATGATAAAATAATTATTTCTGCTTTTCCTCCACCATTTCGTGTTGAAAACAATAATTATGTATATATTGTAAAAAACTCTAAAACACAGCCTCCATACCCAACTAAGCAAATACCAAAATTAACAAAGAAAAGCCAATGGACTGCAGAAAGAGTAGAGTTTTCTGACAAACAAAAAAGATTACCAGAGCTGTCCACAACAATATTGGCTGGATTTATTTTTTCGGATGGCAATATAGTAAATGAAATTCCATACGATCCAGAAATTAGTTTTTTTGGAGAAGAAATTTGCTTTGCTATAAGAGCATGGACAAGAGGATGGGATATTTATTCTCCATCAGTAAATATTTTATATCATTTTTATTCTCGTGAGGGATACAGCAAGATATGGAAAGATAGAAATATAAGAAAAGTTTCTTGGAAAGAACTTGAAGATATATCTAAAGACAAACAAAAACGTGTTTTATGCGGTATAGAGGATGGTATATTTGGATTAGGCACTTACAGACATATAAACTTATATCAAAAAATGACTGGTATAAATTTTAAAAAAATGTATGGTTTGACAGAATAAGATAAAGAGAGTACAATTATAATATGGAAATAGCCTTAATAGCATTAAGCATTCTTTCTGTATCGCTTTTAGTAGGATTAATTTCATCTACAATTAAATTAAAGAATATGTCTGATAATTTTGCAAGTTTATTTGTAGCATATAGCGCACTAAATCAATTGGCCGAATTACCTAATGAACTGTCAAAAGATAATGATATACATAAAGAAAATTTTATTAAATTTTTATCAGATTCAAGAGAGTGGGCCTTTGGGTATATTGAAGAAGTTCAGAGTGGTTTAAATAAATTTATAAAGGAAGTAGAGCCTCAACTAGATTATTATAATAAATATGGGATAGTAGTTGAAGGAATGATTCCACCACATGACTTTGCATTAAAAAAAATATCTAAAGAGTTTGAAGATTTGAAAAAACTACTTCCAGAGGAAACAGATGATAGACGCTAGGGGAATACCCACCTGCACATGTCCAAGCTGCGGAAATAATTTATTTAGGGCCCTAATATCATTTGATCCAGAAACTTATACTATTGGTATGTATCATTTAGATATTCAATGTCATAATTGTGGAACTTTGGCTACTGCGCCAACTCCACTAGATAATCCTGAATCAAATCCAGAAGATGAAAATAAAGGAGAGAAGTTTTGAAAGAAATTTTATTATCAATATTAACAGGTTTTGGATGTGGCGTAGTATTCGCAGCATTCAAATTACCAGTTCCAGCACCACCAGTTTTTGCAGGAGTTGCAGGAATTATTGGTCTTTGGGCTGGCTATGCTATACTAATTAAAGTTATATCCTAGGAGGAATAATGAAACTAAGTAAAAAAAATAAAGCAATGCTTGCATCATATGTTCGTTCAGTAGTAGGTGCGGCATCAGCTCTTTATGTAGCTGGAGTAACAGATCCAAAAGATCTTTGGGCGGCACTAGTTGGTGCAATTATCCCAGTCGCAGCACGTGCAATTAATCCTAATGATCCAGCATTTGGTCGTTTGCCAAAAGCATCTGTTGTAGAAAAAGCTTTAAAATCTGCAAAGCCAAAGAAAAAGAAAACTGAATAGATATCTTGGCAAAAAAAATGGGGCAAGTTTATAAAATACTTGCCCTATTTTAATATATTTAAATATTTATCAATGAGATTGTTTTTAGAAAAATTATTGATACCTATTTCAAAAGCTTGTTCTTTATATTCTATTTTATTTTTTTGATTCATAAAATTATCAACCATTTTTCCAAGGTGTTTTGGATCTGCAGAATATACATCAAGTAACATTCTTGTTTTTAGTGTGCTAGTTTTTTTAGAATTACATAACCATTCTTTTGGAAGAATTGTATTATTTGGAGATATATTAGTCATAAAAACTGGTATACCACTAATCAATGCCTCATTCATTGGTAAACATAGGCCAGCATATCTTCTTGGTAAAACCATTAAATCAAAACCTTTATAAAGATTTTCTCTTATAGGATCATCATTGTGGTCTATTTTTATTCTAGAGTCTTTGTGATTAATTTTCAAGGGTGTCTGGGTTTTTATAACAATTTCATAATCTGTTTTAGAATATTTTAACATATCAAAAATTGAATATGTTCCGTTTCTATCTTCAGATGCTGCTTTTCCACCAACATGCAAGATCCTAAAATGATCTTTAGACATATTTATTTTTCTTACCTCATCAAAATTAGTATGATCAATTGGTGGAGGTATATGAACAACTTTAGCTTTATGGCTAAATAATTCTTGCATATGGTCAAAATACCAAAGAGTAGGTCCAATCAAAACGTCTGGAATAGGAATTTTAGGATTGACTACCATATCTAAAAATTCATAATTATATTGTAAAACAGTTTTTACATTTCTTTTTTTTGCAATTTCTACAAAATTATTATTATAAAAAGTTTCACATGTAATTACAGCATCTAAACCTTTTAAAAAATAATTTATATCTTCAGTTCTTGGAAAACCTCTTACTGGTTGTACATTATATTTTTGATACCATTCTGGGTGTTGTTTATTTTTATTAAAGGGCTGAGAATTAATTAACATAACTTTTTCAGGATTAAGCATATATACTAGTTCTCGTGTTTGATTACCTAAACCAGTATTATCTGATCTAGCAATTATTCCAATTTTCATTCTTTATATCCCCAAATATCATCATCAGCAGTAAACTTTCTAGTGCCTTCACGACCGTCTAAATGATAAGATCTTTTTATATTTCCTTCTGGATGATATATCCATAGTTTATGTTTAAACCAAGGATCATCTTGCACCTTACCATGAAATTTATCTTCAATAAAAGTTTTCTCTTCTGAAAAAGGAAGAACAATATCTCTATAATATTTTGATAAACTGAGATGTGGTCTTTGGCTCCATTGATTTGTTTTCATAAAACCATTTTCTATACCAAACATTAAGTGACTATGTTCTTTTGGAATACTAGCTTCAAAATGAAATCTAATTGTATACGCAGTTTCGTACTCCAGCATATCTAAACATTTTTGCCAATCAATTGGAAGGTCAGGAGTGAGTGGGGCATCTCCTTCAACATATAAAAGTGCAGCCGTATTAATTAAACCAACAGTTCTTTTCATCATTGTCGTTTGATGACAGTGCTCGTCAAAAATAACAGGAAGAACGTTTTTCCATTCATGCAAACATTTCCATAAAATACGATTTTTGAATTCATCATAGTCTGTTTTGCGATTTAGTCTTTCATCTCTTAATCCATCAATTTGTAAAATTATTTCATTTTCTGGCAGATGTGCTCTAACAGATGCTATTGTTTCATCAAGTATCCTAGTGTCAGGATGGCTTGGTAATACTGATGTTACTACAATTGCAGTTATATCATTTATGTTCATATAAATCTCTCATAATTTTAAATCCAAAATTTCTTTTATATTTTAGCCACCAACATACAACTTGATGCATATTATTAGGATAATTATTTATTAGATCTTGAAGTATATCTTTCAATTCATTCCAGTTGTCTATAACATTAAAAGGCAGTTCATCTGGATAAATATCATTAAAATAACTGTCAACTATTCCTTTAGAGTTTCTACCATCACCAATAGGCATACATAACATTTCTATAGCTTCAAAAAATCTAAATGAATCTATAACTACTGCTCCAGCAGGTGCGGGTGCGATCTTAGCCCTTGATAGAGTCTTATAGTAGTCTTCAGGTGTATCGCCTTGTGCAAAGCCTTCTGTGGGCCTATAAAGGGCATTTGGAAGGCTTGGCATGACCTCTCCAAGTTGCTTTCTTCTTTGATGAGTAACCTGACCACCAAAATAAACATCATAATCTTTTATAGGATAATCAGGAAAAAGTTTTTTTATATGCTGTGGTGCACCAATAAAAAATTTATTATATTTTTCGTGTTTTTTGTGTGGGTATTGCATCCATATAGAAATATTGGGATGATTAATAGCATCTACATTAAATTTAGCGCCTTCATCTCCAGTAATAAATAAAACAACTCTTTTTATGTTTGATAGATGTTTATTTATTTTATCTTCATGCCCAGCATTTCCTTGTCCAGGAATAATTACAAATGCTCTTTCTTCTTCTGGTATTTCTTTAACTACAATCTGATCAACATGATGTCGTTCAAAAGTCTCTTTTAATAAACCATAATCCCATTTCCCATCAGCAGAGTCTAGTGGATTTATAGAAAATATAAATGCTTTAGGCTGACTCATAGTAAAGGTGAACCTCATGTTGATAATCTAAAAGTGTTTCTTTGTATCCAATTCCTTTAATAAACTGTCTTAAATCATATAGGTATTCTTTCCAATACATCATCATAAATTCTGGATGACCAGACAGCCATATCTTTGGTCTAAACTCTCTCATCACCTTTTCAGCACCACCAAGTACACGCCACTCACTTCCTTCAACATCAAGAGATATAGCAGTTGGTGGCTTCATTCCTTTTTCATATACCAATGTATCAATCTTTGTTTGACCATATTTATTTGCTTCATATTGTAATTCTTTAAATCCATGCGCTGCTTCAATAACTGAGTCAGCCTCTGGAGGAAATTCATTATAATAAATTCTTGCAAGTTTATTATCTTTATCAGATGCAAACCCAGGAATACATGCCAATGGTTTTTCTAAGTTATTATGTTCCCATAAAAGTGGATAATGTGACCATACTTTTGGATTAGGTTCAAACACAACTACTTCTGCACCCCACATTTGACAAAGTGCAACCATCTCTCCTTCTTCTCCACCAACATAATAAACAACATCACCATTACTAAGATTATCATGCATAGACTTCAGTCTTGGTTTTTCCCAACCATGTGGCTGATACCAGTCTGGTCTATCTGCACGATGCTTAGGAAGAACTATTTCAAATTCTCCATTAATAGTTGCTTTTATCATTTCTGTCATAGTCCAAGTTCTCCTAAAATAGTTTGCCATCTATGAATGTATGTGTGTTCTTTCTTAGTTCTTTCATGACCAGCAATTCTTATTGCTTCACGTTCTTCATCATGCTCAAGATAATAATCAATCTTATTTTTTAGATCTTTTAAGTTTCCGTGCTCATAAAAAATAATTTCTTTTTTATCAATAAATAATTCTTCAAGACCTTTTATATCAGGGTAAATTGTAAAACCACCACGACCAGTACTTTCAAATAATCTATCGCTTGTATAATAAGGGTAGTCAAAATTAAGATTTAAACTATCCCCAATTGCAATTTTACTTTTAGCATAAATTCTATTTAGTTTTTCACCACGAATTGTTCCTGTATCTCCGTCTCCACCAACATGTAAAAATCTTTTACCATATATGCGCCTCAGATAGTCTATTAACATTGGGCGGTATGGATATTCTGGATGATACCCCTTGCTACCTACAAATATAAGGTCATATTCATAACCATTACCATAATCATTATGAATGTAACATTCTTCTCCATATACACCAGCAGGAATAAAATGTCCTTTTACTTCTGTATTTTCATTAAACCAATCTGCCATCAATTTATCAACTGTAAAGAAATGACCAATTGTTCTATAAAAGTTATCATTATCTAAATCTTTTTGACGCTTTAATCCAAACCAAAGATCTAAATGATAGGTCATAGTAGGTATGCCAGCCTTTTTTAATTCGGTTAGAACAACGTCCATTGAAGGAGATCCTGGAGTTTTCCATCCATGTGTATGAACCCATACAAATAAATCACTTTGTAAAGCCTCAGCCAAGATTACATTGCTTTTAGCCTTTTGTTCCTGCATTCTGATGACGGTATGACCAAGAGCCTCTAGTGATTTAGTATGATGACTCTCACTACTATAATCAACACTAAAGTTACCTAAAAAAACAATTTTAGCCATATTACCCCCTTATTCAATTATAGCATCTGTGGAACATGTAGGACTTGAACCTACGACGACCCGATTATGAGTCGGGGGCTCTAACCAACTGAGCTAATGTTCCTAATCTTTAAGTCTTTTAAGTATCTCAAAGATACTAGGATCTGTCAACATTTCATTTATAGCATCCTTAACATCTTGCTTTATTTCTGGCAACGTATATTTAGAATCGTTCGTAATCTTATACAACAAATTCATCAATCTTACACAATCATCATGTCTATACCACGTATGACAATATATTCTTTTATTAACTTCCATCATGTTTGGGCAAGACAAATAATCTTTTTTTATTATTTCAATTATTTTTTCTACCGTCATTTTTATTAATAAACTTTCTAATAGTATCTATTCTAGAATAAGCATCTCCACCACTATCAATTATATCAATTATTTCCTTAAATGCCTTTTTCCTAGCTTTTTGACAGCCAGTACAAGGGCATACCCAATCAGCCCTCTGAGGTGTTTGATTTGGATCTGCCATGCCCAGGTTTTCTTATAAAATCTGTCTCAATTCCATTCCAATATAATCTATAATAGTTATTATCAAATGAAAATGTTTTCATATGTTGAACGGTTGCTCCAGTATGAGCATATAATTGAATACCAGCTTCTTTTAGTTTACGACAAAAAGAAACATCCTCACTAACAAATTTATCTTTAGCTTGCTGGTTTTCTCCAAAAACTGAAAAATCTCCTGCAACTTTTCTAACTGGTTCAATAATAGATCTATGCATTAGAATTAATCCAAATCCCGCAACATCAACTGGGATTACTTTATCTTCTGGAAGTGGATGTATAAGTTTTGTTCTATATTTATCACCAGTCTCCATATAAATTGCTGGAACGGGCTCCATTAAACTTTGTTCTGTTTGATTAGATACAAAATAAACACCAGTAACAACTGGTTTATTTTTTTTGTCTGCAACTTCCCATAGTTTTTTTAAAACTGATGGAGTTACGACAATATCACTATCTACCCAAAGCAGCCATTCGCTATCAGAACTATCAGCCCAAAAGTCCCATAGTGATTGTCGTTGACGTGCAATTTGATTTCCTGTTACACGTATAGTATTCACAATATTAATATTTTCTTTCGGTGCTTCAATAATGATATTTGTAATACCACTCATAAATCTTCCCTCTACAGTACCATTGTCGCACCAACCAATAGTAATTCTTTCTTTTACACTATGCGGCATTTTTATGCTCCTTGTTATGTCTTGACAAAGTTTGATGAGCAAAAATACCCCATCGTACTTCTAGTTCTTTTCTACATTGATCGCAAATAACTATTCTACCCTTTTCCATAATTAAATTATACAACAAACAAAAAAACTAGTCAACCTTTTCATTTAATCCCCTAGCAATATCTGCACATACCTCAAAAGCTTTTTTTGTTCTACGGCCTTTTGCTTTTCCATACTGTTCCCATACATCATAAGTATACTCAATATCAAGTGCAATTTGCTCACGTATTTCTTTTACAGTAAATACAATAAAATCCCAGACTTGTTCTTTTTGTTTATCTGTTAACTCTTCTGTCCAATTAGTCATAGTTTGTTTACTATGTGCCCCTTGCGGGGCACAATAGCATTTCCTTTTAAAACGGAGTTTTAACCCAAGGATTTTCTGATGATACCTCTGCGGTAGCAACAGAATTTTTAGACAAAGTAAACAAGGTAACTCCAATATTTTCTGCTTTGAATTCGTATGAGTTGCGCTTATTTCCTTCTTTATCTGTCCAAGTGTCTTCAATCATAGTTCCAATTACAATAATTTCTTGTCCCTTTTTTAGGTTAGACATTACATAATCAGCGTTCTTTCCCCAGACCTTAATTGTTGTCCAAGTTTGGTCACGATCTTCCCATTGACCCTGTTCGTTCTTTGCTCTATCGCTAGATGACAAACGAAAACGGGCGCCAGTAGATCCGATTCTTTCAGGATCTGTTCCTAAACGCCCAACTATTGTGCCGTATAGATTCATTGTTTTCCTATTCTTGTAAGTTTATGATGCTTTATTAGTTTACCATAGACATTTTTCTTTGTCAACTGATATACTGGATAAATGCGTGTTATTATTGCTGCTGCTGGAGAAGGAAGGCGTTGGTCAAACTATCGTAATGTTCCAAAACATTTTGTTGAAGTGGAAGGTGAGATACTTATTCATAGGATAGTTAGACAATTCAAGCGGTATACAGATGATATCGTAATAATTGGCAATGATGAAAGATATATCATAGAAGGAATTAAACATAGTTTTCCACAAATAGGCAATTGGTATGATTTTGGCAAAATATATTCATCTAATCATTTATGGTCTGATACCAAAACAATAATAGTATTTGGCGATACATACTTTACAGATGATGCTGTGAATAAAATAATGACAGATCAAAATGAGTATAGATTCTTTCTCCGCAAAGGCCCGTCAAGATATACTGGCAAAGGCCATAAAGAAATATTTGCGGTAGCTTTTACGAGCGGTATGAATGATAAGATCAAGCAATATATAGAACAGTTAATAGATAAAAAACAAACGGGCGCAGGAGCATGGAGACTATATCTGCATATGCATGGAATAACAAACGCCCGCAATACGGAAGAATGTTTTAAAGCGGGCGGGTATACGGAAATAAACGACTGGACAGATGACTTTGATACCCCACACGATATAAACAAATGGGAGAAAATGCGTTTAAAGTTCGGCGCAAAGTAGAAGCACATAACCAACATATGCCCTTAACAGGGCGGTATGGTTAGATATCTACGACCAATCCTCTTCATCCCATTTAATCTTATAGAATGTACCATATCTCTGATACAAAGGATAGGTCTTTTCAAATATAACTCCATATATCTTTGCCTGAATATTCTTTTCATATTCCTCTGCAAAAGATAATCTCAATACCGCCCATCCGCTAATTTCGCCAAATAAATTGGCGATCCATCGTAATGGTGGGCGAGAGTTATCAATTCTTTCTTCTTTCCAATCTAACACATCATCTTCATGCATTTGCAATCACCCCGCATAAAAAGCCTATGATGAATACGGCAGCAATAATACCACCTGTATACCGTCTTTCAATATACTGCCGAATAACATCATTGGCAATATCTTCGTCTATTTCTTCCCAATTGTTATCAATATTCTTTGTATAGTATTTATGCTTTTTCATTTTTTCCCCACATAATCCAAATTGAAAAATATCCTAGATCAAGTATAAACTTGCCTTTTAACCTTGTGATACCTGCTACCCACCAAGGTAATCTATAAATTTTAATCTTCATTTACCTCTTGCAACCTTTGCTGCTTGCATTCTCATGCCAAGGGCATTTAACTGAGCATTTCCGCCAAGATCAATTGATTCAATTTCTTTGGCGATTTGCTCACGTAATTCTTCCATGTGCATTTCTAAAGTTTTTTCCATTTATCTATTATGCCACAATTTAGGCGGCATGTCAATAAAGATCTAACTCTTCAAAATCATCTATGTGATCATCTATATCACGCTGAATAGGAAATATCTCTTGTGTTATCTGTTTCATTTTTAGGAACTATTTTATACCATCCACAATGCTGGCAAGAATATATAGTTTTGTTATCATATTCTATGGTGTCATATCTGTGTAGATGCATTGGTATATTATATAATAGAAAGGAGGCAGTTTATCACTCATGCCCAGGAGGAGATCCCCAGAAAGGGAGGGACCATTTCTACCCCAGAAAGGGAGGGTAGACAAGCAATTTCTTGCCTGCTATATAAGTATATCAAACCCTATTTCCAATTGCAAGTCATAGCCACAATTTTGGGCGGTATAAAGAATATGCTAAACTATCCCTATTATGCTAAATAACTGTATAGTATGTAAGACTAAATTAATCCCAATAATCTATGGAAGAGTAGATCCAGAAGCAATATCCATGATGGCCAGAAATGAGATTATTATAAGCCTGGATAAGGATAGAAAATATAATTCCTTTTGCCCATTATGTGAAGAATCA